GAAGTTATGGAGTTAATAGCTATAACCTTTAATTTCTCAGTTGGATCTCCGTTTTCATCCATTAAATCTCTAAGGTTGTACATGCTAGCAGGTAAAGTACATCGAATATCCGCATCGGGAATACCCTTGTAGAGTTCAAGATAATGTTCGCTTAACTCCCTAATCTTATCCGCCTTCGCCTCATACATCTCCCCACTTCCCCAGCGTCCAATAACGTTCTCAGGATCATCGTACATATAGAGAGTATGAGTATTTTGGGCCATCAACATAAGTTCAAGACAGCGCCATTGATGTTTGTTCATTAATGGCTGATCATGGTATGTCTGAGAGTAAGCATAGTTTGACCAATGAAAACGATCTACGATTACTCTTGAATGACTGTCGGCAAGAAACGTAGAGAAATAGGTGTAGACGTCAATAGGTGGTTTTGAATGATGTCGATAACTCCAGCCTGGTAAGAGCTTAGATAACGCTTTCGCGACCGTAGTTTTACCTGTATTGTCCGTACCTTCAAGTATTAGCATATTCTTTATTTTCCTTGTCAATATTGGGGAAATCAAAATCTAATAGATGTTTATTGTTCTTGTAAGAAGAATAGTCGGTTACAGAAACCAATTCTAACGTACCACTCGAACATCCATTAACTTCTACTCTTTGAGCTTCTTTAAAGGCTTGATGTTTAATATCTGCCCCTGACATTGCAACAATTATCACAGATATTATCCGCTCTGTTACACTCTTAATCCCCCAAACATCACACGGAGCATTTGGACCATAAGTTGTAAATTGCATTGGGTATGTGATACGAACAGAACAAGCTAGTAATTTATTCATATATTTGTCTTCACATAGTCAGTAAGTCCAGCAGCTTCACACAGGTCTTCATAGTCATTCAATTTGAAATCTGTGAGTGGACCGTTCTGAAGTTGACAAAAAGTTTCCCACAGGGAAGTATTGGCGCGTTCTGAAGTTGTGTAGTTGGAAGTAGAGACAAGGGAATCAATCAAAGTACCTTCGTTCTTATATCCACAAAATACTACTTGATTACCCTTCTTACAATCCTCTGGGTAGGTAGTAGCGATGACTATGCGCTCTGGAGTTGTAAATGCACAGATCTTCTTATGTAATGGTTTAGCTGCACCATTCGTATCTACCATTACAAACCCAATATTTGGATTGGCGATATGAAGATGTCGTAATAATTCAACCATAGCCTTTAGTGGGTTGCCTTGAGCACAAGCTTCAACCAGCACAATATCAAGTTCTGGCAGTTCGTATTTGAGAAAGGGAATTGTCTCTGCAACCGGAGCATCCACGAGCGGTTTTAGACAATCTCCATAATGATCTATAAGTTCATTTGCTGGCTGATCACAGTCTTCAGTCAAATTCTTCAAACCCATAAAGTGAATTGGTTCTCCGCTTAGTTTTGCCAATCCATTAATCAGATCGTTGTACATCGTCTGTTCTTGCAGTGAGACATATCCCACGAAACCTATACGCATTTAATTATTCCTTTATCTTCATGGCCTGTATAAACGATACTATCAGACCGAAAATTATCAACAAAGTCAAATTGCAGTCCCTTTTACAGTTGGCTCCATATTACGCCAATCCTTAATTCTCCAAAAACTGTAACGATTATTGCGGCCCCTTAATGGAGTAAAACCAACACAACCATTCGTGTATACTTCAAACTTCCACTTACTGCCTTTATAAGCGCAAGATAGTGAATATCCGCTAAGTTCAGTTTGTATCATGGTAATGCCTTGTTCGAGTAATCCATTGATACGAACTATTTCAGCGTCTGCCTTTCGTTGAGCTATTTCCTCACGATTAGTTTTATTTTTAACAATATCTTCTATACGTGCGAATTGTATAACTTTTCCCATCAAAAACTCACTTTCGTATACTTCTCGATTAAACCAGCAATATCTGGTGGGAGCCAGCCATCTGGTTTTGTAATTTTCTTGTGATCGGCAGTCGCTGGTATCTTCTTCATATTTGCAGCTTGAACAAGATCGAACCCTTCTTGCCATGGAAAACCCTGCATATCAGCGGTTCCAAGAGCGACATAAACAATATCAAGAAGGGCATCAAATTGCAGGGCCAAATCTCCCTTTTCAACTGCTTGTATATACTCTTCCAATTCCTCAGTCAGAAACTTTATGCGGAAATCTCTGTTGGTAGATTGATTGGAAAGTCTGATGTTGGAACACCAAACTTTCTGTGGAATGCTTGAACATCTTCAAAATTTGTTAACATAATGTATTATACCTTATTTTCCCTTAATTTTACGTGGCGCAACAGATTTTATTTTTGTAACCTTGAGTGAAGATTCCTTGTTTGAAACTGTAATAATCTTAGATGCAATGTCACGAGCAAGTTCTGGGAATGGCTCTTTAAGTTCATCAATACATCCAAGTTTAGCCGTAAATATTTCAGGTAAGAGTTCTCGTAACCCAACGATTTCTTCTTCATCTCGATTTAGGGCGCTGAGGACGATTGGCAGAACATCATTGACGTCCAATTTACGAGCGGACCCCGTTTCATTTGTAAACTCCTGACCATCACAAACAATCTTGCCACCACTATCTTTAATTTCTTCCATCAACGCAATCTCGGTACTGAGCATATATCCTTTCGCAAGATTAACCACCTGTTTTAACTTCAAATATTTCTCAGCGTTAGACATACCGCTCGATTCTAGTTTCGCAATAGCATCTTCTTTAAACTCCGTTACCTGAGCGCTGAAGGCAAGACAGGTAGAACGCAATGAGCAATATTGACAACCAGTACCAATTCTAGTTTCGAATTGATTACGCTCCAGTTCCCCATAAATCTTGCCACAGCGACCAAACGTTACCAAATCATCTTCTTCGGTAATGGTCCACTCAACAGTAGTCACCAGATTTACATACCCAATAACAAACCGTATATTTTTTGCCTCTGGGAACATGCGACGAACCGCCATAGTGTAGAGACGTGGTTGAAGTTTGTGTCTCCATACTTCAACCCCTTCATAACCACGATTTGTTTTATGATCCCATACAATGATTGTATTTGTTGTTTTATCGAACAAAATAAGGTCAATATGTCCCAGAATTGGAAGATAGCCAGGGTACATCTCAAAACTAAATTCATACTCTGTAGCTATAATCTCATATTCGCGTTTGTCAAGTAGATCCAGATACTTGCGTAGGTTCTTACGTTCATCAGCGTTGGGAATTTTTGACCAGTTTTCATCCTTGTCGATGATTGCGAAAGCCTGTTCCCCAGCTTTTCTTGCTATCAAAAAGCGTTCAATGATAGCGTGAACCGCTGTGCCAATAGTCGCATAAGGGCTATCTCTTCGTTCCGTCTCAACAAAGTTTTCATTAAACCACTTTGCCGGACACTCTTCAAATGACTGCGCAGAAGTAACTCTCAATGCCGTGATAGTTTTATTATTTGCTGTGTATTCCATTACGATTTCCCTGTTTTAATGTATTCGACATGACGTTTCTTGTCTTCGGCTTGTGGCATATAACCTGGCTTAGCATCCACTAAGCGCTCAAACTCAAGTTCCCAGTTCATGATAGAATTTCTCAAATATCGACTTAACTCATCTTTTTGTTCTATGGTTAAAGATGCCATATACTCTTGAAACCAAATAGGAAAATATAACTTGCCTTCAACTAACATTAACTCGTACTGTTTCATGTCATATTTCATTTATATATTTACCTTATCTTGCAGCTTCAATAGTGCAATATCTTTAATTACAGCCTTAACAGCTTCAGTAACAGCCCTGCTTAATCGAACAGATGGATCTTCAATTCCAGCAGCCTTTGCTTCTTCGTAAAAATCAGATAGATCATTTTCTGGTACACGCACTTCAAAATTAAGTCTAGTAAGTTTCATAAATTTTCCTGTTGTCTTTCTAATTCTTCAATGTCTTCTCTATCATCGGTCCACCCAAACGCTCTACTAACTCTATTCAACGCAATATCGTAATAGTTATCATCTAACTCAATACCTATAAACTTACGATTGGTATTAGCTGCAGCTACTCCGGTTGAACCAGATCCCATCGTTGAATCTAAAACTATATCATCTTCGTTTGAATATATCTTTATTAAATATTCCAAAAGAGGTACGGGTTTTTGAGTTGGGTGAACCGTATTGCCTTCGTTATTGAATTTTAGAATTGAAGACGGATAGTTTGTAAATTCTTGTGTGTAGATTTTATTTGAGGGTCTTGCAAAATTATGACCTGATTTATCTGCCTTACAAGATTTGTCTCCATTAACAATTTTATTAAGAAGTTTCAAGTCTTGCGGGTTATAATTCATTCTCCCTTTTTGATCAATATGTTTTATACTTCCTTTAGAGAATATTAAAATATTTTCGTGTTTTTTTAATGGAGAATTTTTTACGTGAGTAAAACCAAGACCCCTACTTTTCTCCCATATCCATTCATACTTAAACATATCAGAATTGCTCATAACCAAAGCACTTGTAAATGGTTGAGATCCAAACAGAGAAATCGCCCCGTTCGGCTTTATAACCCGTTTATACTGCTCCCATAGAGGCTCAAATGGGATAATTATATCCCATTTACAAGCGGTCGTACCATAAGGGAGATCACATAAAATCATATCTACTGAACAATCAGGTATTCTCTTCATCTCTTCAAGACAATTGCCGTGAATTAAGACATATCTATCAAGTCTCATCTTGAATTAATTCTCCAAATTGCTCATGAGCTAACTCTATTACTTCATCAATATCTATTTTATCCACCCTGTAAACTTCTACATACAAACCTAAACGCCCCCAAGAAGTGTCAAAACATTCTTGCTCTGCCGCCATTACGAATGCTTCAGCATCAAATTTGAATTTGAACTTAAACCGGAGATCCATTATCTTTTCCTTATAATTACATTCGATTCAGCGTAGAACGCTTCACCTTGCCATGCGCCCTTGACTGCTACGAAGTCACCAGCTTGAATATTTCTAAATTTATCAGCCAGCGCAGGAATATGTTTCTTAGCAATACGAACCAAGATAGCCATATCAGGATCTTCCAGAACGAACTTTATGTGATCACTTCCAAAATCAACTACTGTAACATAACCTGCAACTGTCAGTCGTGACCACGGAGCACAATCTTTAAGTACACCAAGGCCACTTATTTGATTACGATCTCTTGCCTCTCTATCGCACTGCTTCATACTCGATATAGGGCACCACGGAGCGAGTATTATTTGTTCATTTGGATCGGTGTCACCATTTGCTATCCCAAGCTTATCAATCTTTTTCTTTAAAGCTAAAGGAACAACATCAGAATGTAAGAAATTCTCCCACCCAGTATATGGTCCACCCTCAAGTATCTTATTGGCAGTCGCAGTTCCGATACTGAAGAGGTTGGAATATCCACCTATTAACACTCCCTCTCTTGGTGAGGAGAATGAGAATTTAGAATATCTTGGGTCTAACAATTCAACCTGTCCACCCATAAATTTAAACTCATTAATTACTGACTTTACAACTGATGGGTCAGACTCCAATTGAAGGTATGCCTCATAAAACTGTGCAGGGAAATGAGTCTTTAGATAAAGCATATAGTAAGATATTAGAGCATACGTAACTGCGTGGCTGAGATTGAAGCTGTAGAGTCCATGCGTAAGTATGGATACCCACCACTTTCCTATTTCTGCCTCTCGTACCCCGTTCTTAGTCGCACCCTCATAAAACATATCTCTATATTGTTCTACAAACTCGACACCTGCTGACCCTGAAACACCCTTACGCAGCTTATGAACGTCCTTCCATTCAAAACCAGCCAACTCTCTCGCAAAACGCATTACTTGTTCTTGATATACCAATATACCGTATGTTGATTGTAGGATATCGGCTGCGATAGGGTGTAGACTGCTAAGATAGGCTTTGAATCGCGCTGGGGAAAGTTTGTTATTTTTGTATGTTTCTACCCAGTCGCCCGGTCCAGGTCGGCAGAGAGCGGATGCAGCTACTAGATCATCAAAAGTATCAAGCCCTATCTCTTTAGATACTCTCAGCGCTGATGCACCATCTAGTTGAAAGACTCCGCTCATAAATCCTGATTTGGCCGTCACATAACTCTCAGCGTCGTTCAAGGGTAAGGAATGTAACCACTGAGTATCTTTACCTATGGCTCGTAGTGTGAGAGACAGAACATCAAGGGCCTCTACAGATAGGAAATCCATCTTTAAAAAGCCCATCTCAACTGCGCCTTTTTTATCTACACAGGCAATAGGCATTTTATCCTTATCATAAATGACCCCAATATGATTCTCAAGTGCATCTGGACTAATTATGACTCCACAAGCATGTACAGAAGATTGGCGATACTGACCAATGATTTTCTCTACGATCTTCAATTGTGGATAGTTTGCCAAGACCGTTAATGCGGCTCTGTCTCTGATATGATCGAATGTTAAGGTATCTTCAGAGAGAGCATTGGACAAATCACCAAAGACAGAACGCGGAATGTCATAAGCGCCAGCAGCATCCTGTAAGGCGCTCTTGGCCTTTAACTCCATGATATTAGCAAGTTGTGAACAGTTGTTGGCTCCGTAGATGTCATACACATGTTGAACAGCAAGATTGCGAACTCTCTTTTCAAAGTCAATATCAACATCTGGTGGGTCAGGCCGGTTGTCATCGTAGAAGCGTTCAAATGATAATTTGTGGTAAATAGGATCTGTCTCTGATGCTCCTATTAACCATAAAATACAACATCCCCCAGCACTACCACGACACATGACTAAGGAGGGTAGGGACTTCGCCCAATTTACAACTTCCCAAATAGCAAGTATATAGTCACAAAAGCCTTTACGACGAATGACTTCGAACTCATGCTGAACACGTCTTACATAGCGTTCATCATTTATTACGTTTCTTCGCCCCAGTCCTTCAACAATTAATGTCCACAAAAATTGTTCAGATGTATGTGTCTCAGGCAGCCCCTTAAATACAAACTGAGTCGCTTTAGGAATTTCAACATTACACATATCTGCCAGCGTACCGGTATTATTGATGGCCTGTACTAATTCCTGCTCGGACGCATTAGGAGCGCATATTCTGGTCCGTTCCAACAATTCCTCAGCGCCACAGTAGTACTGAAAGTCAGGTAGTTTAATCTCTCGCTCTACACTATTAACTTTCTGGCGTGTACCGACAGACAACAACAAGTCTTGCGCTGGGTAATCTTCTGGACGCGGGAAATGAGCATCAGACGTAACCACCATAGGAACCTGTAAATCACGAGCTATCTGAACAAGCCAAGGTAGGCTTGAATGAGAAATATCAAGACCGGGTTCGGGGACAAGTTCTATATAGTAATGTTCGATCTGTGTTCTACGCTCATATACAAACTCATGAGCAGCTTGTGGATCTACATGGTTAATAAGACGTGATGGATATCCACCAACACAACCACTAAGGACAAGGAGACCTTCTTGGTGTTGAGCTATTAAACCCCAGTCAATTCTAGGTTTATAATAAAATCCATCAGTCCATGCCAACCTATTTAATTTCAGAAGATTTGAATAACCCTTCTGAGTCATGGCAAGAATTGTTACATGAGCATCAGACTTAGCTTTTAATCTTTCGATACCGCGCACTCGATCAGTGTGAACGTCTGTGATATAGAACTCAATACCAAAGATTGGCTTGATATCTGTCTTCTCAGCAGCTATTTTGAATGGTACATGGGAAAAACAGTTTCCATGATCAGTTATCCCTATGGCTTTATGACCTAATTCATTCGCTCTAGATAGTATTTGAATAGGCAAACCCATTCCGTCAAGCCACGAGTAAGTACTATGCCCATGAAGATTAACGAATACCATTATATTTGTTCTTTACGCAATCTTTCAAATTCAGTTTCAATTGCTCCGCAGTCACAAAGAAATGTAGAATATTGCACTGACGAGCAACATGGATGATGTTCAAGTTCTGTTCCATAGGATTTCTGAATCTTCCAAGCGACATCACAACTTAGAAAATCAAATCTTGTAACATCAATGAGATCTCTCATATTCCTTCTCTTTCCACCCACATCTTCGAGCCAGTGTTTTTACAGGTTCGATATTGGTTGTGTCAACTTCTACACTGAGATTGTCCACAGAGCGTTTTGAACGAGTGCCAAGACGGTAATATTGGACATTACTATGGAATACTTTTGCTTCTTTTTCTGTTGTGAATTCAAAGATCATTGGTTACTTCTCCACTCTTCGAGATGTTTGTCCCACAGGATCTTGTTTAGTTCTTTTCGTGTCAATTTTAGCTTCTTCTCTATTATTGACTGGTCTTCTGAAACAGGCAACAGATAATCTGTGCCTTTCTCAGTAAGTTGCCATCCTTTGTTTGCTGGGTAATGGACATACCCACCAGTCTTTAGTTCTTTGAGAATGGCAGAAATTTCTTTGTTTCCAACAGGAACCTTTCGCTCCTCTACCATTTTCAATATTGAAATTTCTTGCTCATTTAACATTTATATTGTCCCTTCTCATACATTATACCACAATTTTTCATAATTTACTACTATATCCAATCTATTCCAGGCTTCCCTTCATATCCTTTTTCCCATACGAACCATGCGAAACAAAGAAGGCCGCTTTTAGCCTCAACTAACTCCCGGCCAAAACCTACCCTTTTTGAAAATACATGAACACTCTTCAATGGACTAGATTCCAAGAACGGCTTGCGCTTCTGTCCTTCAAGAAATGTGATACGAAGTAATAAAGCAACCTTTTTCTCAGCGACTTCCAAAGCTTTCTCAGCGAACGCTTGAGCATCGCAGTACGGAGGGTTTGCGATTACATTATCTGTTTCATTTTCATGGTTTGTTAAAAAATCAAACTGCCAA